AGCGAGGTTACAACGTTAACAAACCCCTACTATTTGTTCGTGTTTGAGGGCGAATATAACACCGCCGTAGAGCCTATCTATTGGGCGGGTACCGATTTAAGCAACTGGCCTACTAGATACAACTTATTCACTTTAGAAGAAGGCGTAGACGTAGAACTAACCAAAGGCCAATATAAATATAGCGTATACGAAAGCCCTACGGCTATAATAGTAGACGAAAACACGGACGAAACAGACTTAAATTTAATAGAAGAAGGCCGCATGGTAGTTGCTGGTGTTGCCGTATCTTCAATATACGACTAAAAAATGGGAATTTTCGATAGATTCAAACAACCAAAGACCGAAATTTTAGAGGGCTATCAAAGCTTTTCAACACCTTTCGGTAAAATAGGGGGCGGTAACTTAACTTTACCTTACATAAACGGACGCTACCAAGTGGCGGGCTATGTGCCATTCGGACAAGACAACCTTTTTCCGGAAACTTTAAACCAACTTTACTATATGTCGCCACTTCACGGGGCTATTGTAGACTTTAAAGTTAATGCGGCAATCGGTGCGGGCTACGAACTAAAAACGGACAAGCTTACACCAGACGAAAAACTAGCTTTGTATACTTTCGAAAAGAAAATGAAGCTTTCAAAGTCGGTTAAAGCCGTTACCAAACAATTAGTAATGCACCACCGTGTGTATTTTAAGTTGTATTTTGACGAAAAAGGTAAGGTTAAAACAATCGAAAACGTAAGCCCCGAAAAAGTACGGATCAATAACAAAAAGAACTGCTACTATTTGTGCGACGACTGGTCGTCAAGAATAGACGTTGAACCGGTTACACCTTACCACCCACTTAATTCGGACAAGTGCCAGCTATGGGCCTACGAATTACCTAGTATTGGACAAGACTACTATCCATTGCCGCAGTATTCAAGTGCTTTAAACTTTGCTTTCCTATCCGGAGAGCTTTCGTACTTTGCAAAGTCGAACATTCAGAACTCTATTTTTCCGTCTTTTGCTATGCTTTTCCCTAAACGCCCACAAAGCGAAGAAGAAAAGAAAGTCCTACGCGACACAATCGACCGTATGAAAGGCGCGGCCAACGCTGGTAAAGGTGTAGCCTTCTTTGCTAATAGCCAAGACCAATTACCAAAAATCGAAAGCATACCAACTAACCAAAACGACAAACTGTTTCAAGAGGCTAGCGCTTTGAATACTGAACAAATTTGTTTTTCCCATACAATCGACCCAATATTAATGGGTGTTCGTACTACGGGATCGCTGGGTGGTGGTGCTGACATTAAACAAGCCTACGTTATCTTTGAAAAAAACGTGGTTATTCCTTTACGTGAACAAGTTACCGAAATTTTCCAAGAACTATTAAACGTTTGCCGTTTGACTGCTACGTTTTCTATTAAGAATTTCCAGATTATAAACGAAACAATCGTAGAGGTTGAGGGCGACGCTAGTAAAACCCAAGACGCATTGAACGCTATGTCGCCTTTGGTAGCTACAAAAGTTCTTGACACCATGACACCGAACGAAATTAGAGCGCTTGCAAGCTTAACACCAGTTGAAGGTGGCGACGTAGTAGCACAATCGGAACCCTCCCAAACATTTAAGAAATGATTTACTTTATTACCGAAAACTATCTAAAGACGAACACGCCAATAACGGCGAACGTAGACGTTACAGACGTAACACCGTACATAAAAACGCAATCGGACTTAAGGGTACAACCTATTCTTGGGTCCGTGTTTTACAACCACCTACTAGACGCCTACAATAACCAAACGTTAACACCAGACGAAGAAGACCTAGTAACGTTTATACAACCCGTAGTAGCGTGGCGTTCGGCTGAGGATGCAGTTTTCGGACTATCTTACCAACTTAAAAACAAAGGTCTACAAACACAAAGCGGCGACTATTCAAATAGCGTTAGCCGTGCCGAGGTTGCTTTTTCAATGGAACACTACGCACAAAAAGCTAGTTTCTTTGAGATGCGTTTGTCTAAATGGTTGCTAGCTAATAAAAATTTGTTTCCCGAATTTACTAGTTTACAAAACCGGGACACGGATTTACGCCCACAAATTGACGCGTGTAATTGTGTAGGTACTTGTTACGGACGTTGTGGCCAACGTTACGACGACAACGGTTATAACAATTCTATAATGGTTTTCTAATGACAACTAAAACCCAAATTTTAACCTTTGCACTTTTTGCCGTATTGGCACCCGTTAAGCCGCTTGTTTTTATTGCTATCCTAGCTATTGTTTTAGATACCGCTTTCGGCATTTGGCGTAGCGTAAAGAAAAACGGATGGACCTCTATTCGTTCTAGACGTTTGAGCCACACAATTAGTAAAAGCCTTTTGTATTCCGGTGCTATTGTGTTTATATTCTTACTTGAAAAGTACGTAGTAGCCGACATACTAGGGCAATTTGTTGCGGTGGATCTAGTGTTAACGAAAATGTTTACATTCTTTTGCGTAGTTACCGAAATCAAAAGCATAAACGAAAGCTACTTTAGTGTTACCGGTGTTAATGTTTGGGACAAGTTCATAAAATTTGTAAAGCGTAGCAAAGAACAACTAGAGGAACTTAAATAAAGTCCCGTAAATAGCGCAAAACACTTGACATTTGCGCTTTTAAATACAAGTTATGAAGCTAGATATTTCTAAGATTAAACAAGTACGTTTAAAAGAAACGCAGTTCTTTGCCGAGGAAAGCAACAAAACCCAAATCTACTTGCACCATACAGCGGGCGGTGGTAACGCCGAGGCGGTTAGTAGGTATTGGAACGGAAACACGGAGAGAATAGCTACGGCATTTATTATAGGACAAAACGGTTTAATAGTACAATGCTTTTCGTCTAAGCACTGGGCATGGCATTTAGGTGTAGGTCAAAAGGAATTTAAAGCCCAAGGTGTACCTTATACAAACCTTAACAAAACTTCGGTAGGTATAGAGGTTTGCAACTGGGGTTACTTAAAAGAAAAAGACGGTAAATTTTACAACTATGTAGGTGGCCGCGTTATGGATTCTATGGTAACAACTTTAGACACACCATACAAAGGCTACAAACACTGGTTTAAATACACCGACGAACAAATAGAAAGCACTCGCCAGTTAGTTGTTTACCTTTGCGAAACTTACGACATACCAAAAGAATACCGTTCGGAAATATTCGGACTTGACAAGGAAGCCTTTAAAAACACGAAAGGAATTTACACCCACAATTCAGTACGTAAAGATAAAAGCGACATTTACCCTTGCCCAAAAATGATTGAAATGCTTAAAAACCTTTAATCTATGAGAAGTTCGCTACTTATTTTGTCGCTAATATCTACTATACTTGCGACATCTTGCTCGGTAAATTACCACGTACGTAAAGCAATCAAGAAGGGTTACCGTTGTGAGGAGGTAGCAGACACTTTTGTAATAAATTCAATAGATTCAATTCCGTACGTTTTAAGGGACTCAATTATGTGGGAAAGGGTATTAGTCCAAAAAGATACAATAGTTCGTTACAAGCGTTCCCACGTACCTAAAACACGATTGCAGACACGTATTGAATACAAACTAAAACGCGACACCTTACGAATGATTGAAAAAGTTGAGGTAGTTAAATGGAAAACAGAACGTAATAAGAAAAAAAAAGCTAACCTTTGGCTTTTTATAATAGGTTTCGGTGCTGGTTTCCTTACAAATTGGCTACTTAAGTTTTCTAAATTTTTCTTATGACTGTAAAAAAACACGCAAAGAACATACACGAATTAAACCTAATCGGTAAAAAGGTAAAGATAGCCATGCTATCGGATATTCATTGGGACAACCCTAAGTGCGACTGGAACCAACTAAAAAAAGACTTAGATTATTGCAAAGAAAACGACATACCGGTAATGATTAACGGGGATATGTTTTGTTTGATGCAAGGTAAAGGCGATCGACGCGGTAATAAGTCCGACATACGACCCGAACACAACAACGCAAAGTATTTAGATAGCATAGTAGAAACCGCCGTTGAATGGTTTTTACCGTATGCTCATATTTTGACGGTAATAGGTTACGGCAACCACGAAACGGCCATAATCAAATGGCAAGAAACCGACATTTTGCAACGCTTTGTGGACCTACTTAATTATAAAGCTGGTTCAAGCGTGTATACTGGTGGGTATGGTGGTTGGTTAGTTGTTCGTCAACATATTAGCGAGAATATAAACACCTCGTTTAAAATTAAATACTTTCACGGTTCCGGTGGTGGCGGTGTAGTTACAAAAGGCGCCTTGAATTTAACTAGGGCTTTGGAAATGTACGAAGACTTCGACGTATTTACAATGGGCCACATACACGAAAACGCCTCACGTAACGACGTACGCGACACTACAAGCTATAATGCCAAACAAGGTTACCGCCAAGAACACAAACAAATACACTTAATGTTAACGGGTACCTATAAAGAGGAATACGGCGACGGTTCTAAAGGCTGGCACGTAGAACGAGGCGCACCAGTTAAGCCAACGGGCGGCCGTATATTGGTCTTTGAAAGTGATCGTATAGAAAAAGACGGACAAAGAAAAGTTTATAAAAACATAGATAGTACAAAATTTCCACTTTAAATACTTAACTTTACACGTTTCATAGTTGTTAAGGCCATCCGTTCGGGTGGCTTTTTTTGTTTATTACACTATGCAATTAGTTTGGTTTTTTGTTTAATGGGCTATACATTGCGCTTAATGTTTAAAATATTATAGGTACTCGGTAAAAATCCGACTAAACGTGCAGTATGTTACACAAAATGTCAACTTATAAGCTCAAAATACTTGACTATTTGTCCACTTTATAGTTGAAAAAACTGGACATAATGAGCCATAAACCAACTTTAAAGTATTGATTTGGCTACTTATAAGAGATATTAAGTGTTTTTCACCTACCTTAAGTGTTTTGCTTATGTAAACAAAACGCCAAAATCTATACACGACAGACTTGTTATGTATAAAATAAGGGTAAAACCTTACAAACTTTGCCACAAAATAAGGGTAAAGCCTTAAAACGCTAAAAAAACTTTACGTCTGAAACCCTTGTAAATACTAGATATTTCAATTTATTTAAAAAAAAACTTTAAACATTTTGAAACTTTTTGTTAATATATCCGATAAAGCTATATATATTTGCATATACAAAAACACTAACGACATGAAAACGCAACTAATTATTGAAACAGAAAACAAGCTTTGGAACGACTACGTAACAAAACGCGACGCGCTAGGGTACGGACATAAAGACACCCGCCTAGCTTTTGCCCTTTATAATGAAATGTTAAAACACTTAATCGAAGCAATATGAAAACAATTAAATTCTTATTCTCAGACCTAAACACAGACGAACGCCAGATTTTAGGTTGTGGCATTGTAGCTTTATTTGGCTTTGCGCTACTTATTTGGCTCATGTCAACAAACACCCCGCCACGTTTACACCATGCGACTACGGACCCGCAAACGTTTAAAACACGTAGCTACGAATTGAAAGGTATATACAAACAATACGCCCAAGGCGTTTATAATAGAAGCAATGAACAGTAGAATATGGATTGACCCGCAAGGCGGCTTTAATTACGGCGGCGGAATGCACGCCTTAATCTTTAGCGCATATAGCGACGAACTACTAGCCGAAGTTTATGTAGAATTAAGCTATAATAGAGTTCAAGACACCGAAGAATTAACATATCAAATAACAAAAATTTATGAAAACACCAAAGAAACTGAAAGCCAGCTATACGAAGAACTTAACCAATACGGTAACGACTTGTTACAGTCCGAAATATGCGAATGGTACGAGGACCACGGCCGCGCTGAATGGGGCATTTAACCGCTATCGAATATACCGCTTTTGGGGTAACTTTAACGAAGACCTTTATAACCGAATTTGTGAAATTAAAATGCAAGAGATATGACACCAAAAGAGAAAGCAGAAGAGTTAATATTGAAATACTTGAAAATGCAAAGGCATAAAATGTTTAATGGATGGTGGCATAAAATGATATCGAAGCAATGTGCATTAATTTCAGTTGATGAGTGTATAGAATTGCTATTAAATATAAACCCACACATGGCATTCCCTCAACAAGTAAAATATTGGCAAGAAGTAAAACACGAAATTCAAAAGCTATGAAATACTTACTAACGTACTACGTCGGAACTAAAGCGGTTCAAAGCTGGCGTTTTTATTCTAAAACTATGGCCTATGCCATGAAGTCGGAACTAATATATACAAACAACTTTAACTTAGGCAAGTTTAAAATAACGGAAATATGAAAAATAGAATAGCATTAATACACGAACTTATAGAGGTATACGATTTAACAAGCAAATGTAGGGATCGCGGACTAATATACAAACGCGCATACCTATACAATGAACTACGAACTAGTGGCTTTAGCCTTTTGCAAATAGGCGAGATATTCGGGAAGCATCACTCCACAATTATTCACGGCTTACGAACGCATAAAGACCTTACGGGCTACGGCGACGAGGATTATAAACACGAAACATACCAGTTAAAAGAACAACTAGAGGGTAGCGTAATAATTTACCCAAATGAAACCAGACAAGTGCGCGACTTAAAAACGGACCTATTAGATGCTAGAACAATACGCGACTTTAAAC